TGGCGATCTTCAGCGACAACAACAGCCGCATCGCCACCGTGACGGCCTCCTGCGTCGCCAATTCCAACTATTCCAGCAACCCGGGCTCTGGTGCCGCATGGTACTACTGGCTGCGGGACGCCTATGCCGGCTCGGCCTTCAGCGCCCGCCGCGTCAACGCCGATGGCGCTCTGAGCAGGTACTTCGCCTACAGCGGCGCCTACGGCCTGCGCCCCGCTTGTAATCTGTCCTCTGATCTCCTGATCTCCGACTCCGTCGACTCGGATGGATGCTATACAGTGATCTACAATCAGGCGCCCACAGCGCCGTCGTCCATCACTGTCCCGAGCGAAGTGCTCGGCGGCGAGAACCTGAGCATCTCGTGGGCGGCCTCCACCGACCCCGACGGCAACCTCTCCGGCTACGTTCTGGAGCGCAAGGTCGGGAGCGGCACATGGGCGCAGATCTACAAGGGATCCTCGCGCAGCTACACCGACGCCATCACCTACGGATGGACGAGCGTGCAGTACCGCGTCAAGGCATACGACGCCGCCGGCGCGGAGAGTGCGTACACCACCAGCGCCACCCGCACCGTCACCAATAACCGACCGCCCGTCATCAGCGGCACGGACGGCGCCCTCGGCAGCTTCAGCACGGCGGCCCCGTCCTACGAGTACACCGTCACCGACGCCGACGGCCATCAGGTCGACGTCGTGGAGATGCTGGACGGCGTCACGCTGCGCAGCTACACCGTGACCCTCGGCCATACCAACACGCTGACGATCGGCTCCGAGGCGTGGCTGAAGGTCGTGAACGGCAGCCACACCCTGAAGATCGTGGCGACCGACGCCAAGGACGCCAGCGTCACCCGCACGCTGACCTTCACCAAGGCCGTCACGTCCGTCGAGTTCGAGCAGACCCTCGCTATGGAGGCCGACGCCATGCCGACCAAGGCCCTCGTCAACATTCAGGGCAATTTCCCGGCCGGCTGCACGCTTCAGGTCTGGATCTGCAACAACGGCAACGACGCGAGCCCGACGTGGGAGGACATCACGCAGAAGGTCAGAGCCGGCCAGAAGCACTACTTCACAAACAAGACCAAGACGGCCGCAGCGTGGGGCGTCAAGGTTAAGGCCAAGCTGCTCCGCGGCTCTGCTACGGAGACCTGCTACATCCAGTCGATCGGAGGTAACTTTGCATGATTAAGCACAGAGCTGACAGCATCAAAGAGCTGAACGAGAAACAGGCCGCAGAGGCCAAGAAGGACAAAACCATCGCCGAGCAGGCTGACACCATCGAGCTGCTGAAAGGCTGCATCATGGAGCTGGCCGACGTGGTCTACGGCGACGGAGGGGAGGTAACAGCATGAGCAAGATCGTCGAGCTGTACGTCAAGGAGCTGACCCGCGAAGGCTCCACCATGACCATCAACGACGTCCCGAAGAAGCTGCGCAAGCAGGTCGAGGACGCCATCGCTGCCATCGAGGCAGCCGCAAACGCTGGCACCGCGAAGGAAGGGGCGAGCGAATGATCGCCCGGGCCCTCGCGTGGCTATTATTAAAAATTGCAGGAAAGGAGGAGCGTGAAATGCTGGTACGTCTTTTTGCAGGCGAGATCATCATGGGCCGCATCACCGAGGACGACGTCCCCCCGAAGCTGAAGGCCCGCGTGCACAAGTATCTCGTCGACATGGGCTACTTCGACGACGTCGAGGAGTAAGCCCAACAACAAGGAGGGCCGCGTCCTGCGGCCCTCCGGCTTTTATGAGGTGACACAATGATCGAAATCAACATCGGCGCGCTCGTCGTCCTTATGGGGATCCCGACGGCCGTGACCGGCTTCTGCTTCTGGATGCTCGAGCACAGGATCCAGAAGCGCGAGAAGCAAAAGGAGGCCGAGGAGGCCAAACGACAGAAAGAGGCAGCGGCCCGAGAGCGTGCCCGTGAAGATCTCCAGATCATCACCATTCAGGGCACGTCGGCAGCCATCGCCCTCGGCGAGGCGACGGCCCGGGCCGTGCAGCGCATCCCTGACGCGCATTGTAACGGGGATATGCACGCGGCCCTCGACTACGCTGCCAAAATCAAACACGCGCAGAAGGACTTCCTCACCAGTCAGGGGATCCACGCGATCATCGACTAAGGAGGTGAGCAGCATGGCCGCAAAGAAGCGCCGGCGCAAGCGTAAAAAGAAAATCGAGGCGAGCAAAAAGCTCGCATACTGGGCGGCCAGCGTGGCAACGCTCAGCGCAGCCAGCTCTCTGCTGCTCTCTGCCTTCGGGCGCGACCCGGTCGGCGAGCTGGCCGGCACCATCTTCACCGCCTGCGTCGGCTATCTAATCACATACGCCGGCAAGAGCCTCGGCGAGAAAATCAGCCGAAACCGCCACGGGCTCGACGCCGACGGCAACCCGCTCCCGGATCCGTCCGGGGACACTCTCAACAATGAGGAGGCAAAAGGATGAACACTATCGACATCACACCCATCGTCAACGCAGCCCTCGCCCTGATCGGCGCCGGCGTCAGCGTTTTCCTGATCCCGTGGCTGAAGAAGCAGACCACCGAGGCACAGCGCAAGGAGCTGACCGCGTGGGTAAAGATCGGCGTCGCTGCCGCTGAGCAGCTCTACGTCGGACAGGGCCGCGGCGAGGAGAAGAAGCAGTACGTCCTCGACTTCCTGAAGCAGAAGGGCTTCAAGGTCGACGAGGAAAGCGTCGTCAACGCGATCGAGGCAATCGTCAAACAGCTCAACACTGAGGGCCTGACCATCGAATAACGGAGAGGGCGGGCTCCGGCCCGCCCTTTTCTTTTTTACAACTAAGGAGGTAAAACCATGAGCAAATGCTACGCATCGGCCGTTCTCGCCATCGCTGCGGCAGAGATCGGCTACCACGAGAAAAAGAGCAACAGCCAGCTCGACAACCCGACCGCCAACGCGGGCAGCGCAAACTATACCAAGTACGCCAGAGACTTCGACGAGAAGTACCCGAAGTGGTACAACGGCAAGAAAAACGGCTTCGCATGGTGCGATATGTTCGTTGACTGGTGTATGCTGACCGCCTTCGGATATGCGGACGCGCTGCGCCTGCTCTGCCAGCCCGAGAGATCCGCAGGTGCCGGCTGCACCTATTCCCTCATGTACTACGAGAAGCAGGGCCGCTATCACGCCAAGGATCCCAAGCCCGGCGACCAGATCTTTTTCAGCACCGCGCACTCCAAGAGCAACGTCAGCCACACCGGCCTCGTCGAGAAAGTGGACGGCAGCAAGGTCTACACCATCGAGGGCAACACCTCCGACCGAGTGGCCCGCCGCTCCTACTACCTGAGCGACAGCTACATCGTCGGCTATGGCCGCCCGGCCTACGACGCAGAGCCCGGGAACACCAACACGGGCAGCCAGACGCCGAGCAGCGGTACCACCAGCGAAGTGACCTACACGGTCGTCCCCGGCGACACCCTGAGCAAGATCGCGGCCAAGTACGGGACGACCTACCAGAAGCTCGCAGCGTACAACGGGATCGCCAACCCGAACATCATCAGAGTCGGCCAGAAGATCAAGATCCCGGGAACCCCAGCCCCCAAGAAAACCAACGCCGAGATCGCCAAGGAGGTCATCGCCGGCAAGTGGGGCAACGGCGCAGACCGCAAGAAGCGCCTCGAGGCCGCTGGCTACGACTACAACGCCGTCCAGCAGGCCGTCAACGCAGCACTTGCACGCTGATCCGCAACTTCACAGCACAAGAAAACCCGCCCGGAGATCCCGGGCGGGCTTTTTCTGTTGTGTGGGGCTTTACTCATCGACGTCAGGATCCGACGCTTCACCAGCAGCGGCGAGCTCGGCCTCCGTGGGCTGGAACCGCAGCACGCGGCCCTCGGAGTCATAGAAACCGCCGAGCAGGATGGTGAAAATATCGACCAGCCAGCCGATCCCGCAGACCCCGGCCGTCAGCAGCCAGATGACGCCTGTGCCGGTTTTCCCGACATAGAACCGATGGACACCGAAGAAGCCGAGGAAGATGCACAGCAGCAGCGCCACCGTCTTGCTTTTCGGCGACGTCGGCCGCTGCGCTGCGGGGATGCTGACCGCGCCCTGCTGCGTGCCGGACTTCCCGCCGGAGCTCGTCGTATATGACAGACCCGTCCCGGGGATCCCGACGGTCGTGTGGCTTTTCCCCGTCGTGCTGACCGTGTGCTTCAGACCCTTCGGGCCGAAGCTGATGCTCGCGCTCTTTTTGTTCAGGTTTACCCGGACACCCGGGGCCACCTTAAAGCTGCGTCTAAACCTTGTACCCATGCTTTTCCCTCCTATGTGCGCTTTTTAGCGTTTAGTCATCTTTGGCATAATATTACCATGCCAAAACTGGTAAAGTCAATATTGTATAGTCATCTTTAGCATAAAGGGAGGCGAGGGCTGCGAAAATATACAAACCAGACGGCAGGTGCAACATCTCCGGGGAGAGAGTCAGGGAGGAGCGGCTGCGGGCAAACCTGTCACAGGAACAGCTCGCCTACAAGCTCCAGATCATCGGGCTGGACGTCACGCAGAAGGTCATCAGCAGGATCGAGAACGGCAGTCGAGTCGTCGCTGACTACGAGCTGGACTATCTGGCGGCCGCACTCAACACCACCATCAACCACCTGCTCGGGAAAGAATGAAAAACCGCACGGCATTGACGCCGTGCGGGCTTTTTTTATGTGGAAAACTGCATAAAAATGTTGAAAATCTGGCGAATTATGCTTGACATTATAGAGCAAATGCTCTATAATATAATCACAGGCAAGGGATAGCCGAGTACAGAAAGAAAGGAGAACAAAAACGCAGAAAGGAGGCAAAGCCGTGGACGAAGAACAGGCGAAAAAACTGCTCGAGCTACTGGAACAGGCTCTAAAGTGTGAACAGGTTGCCACCATTACGATCACGATAAAACCAAACCAGAAGCCCAAGCAGTAAGCCAGAAGGACGGCGGGAAAGTTCCCGCCCGCCGTTCCTCTTTAATTATAACCACGAAACCACGGCAAAGTCAAGCGGGAGGAATATCATGGACATCTCGATCAAAGTAACCTACAAAAACGAGGGGCTGCAAAAGCTCCGCAAGGCTGCCGGCCTGTCTCAGTCTCAGCTCGCCGATCTGGCCGGGATCAAGGTGCAGGTGCTCCAGCAGTACGAGCGCGGCGCCCGGGACATCAACGGCGCGAAGCTGCCGACGCTGCTGAAGATCTGCAACGCTCTGGAGTGCAGGCTGGCCGACATCATCACAGACGAGGAGACGCTCGAGCTCCTGAAAATTTACGAGGAACACTGACACAGAAGGGCGGCCGGCGGGCCGCCCTTTTTTCTTTTATCATGGAGGGGAACACAATGGGACAGCACTGGAGCCATCTGACATCGACAAAACGCATCCAGCTCGACGCCTTCATCCGCGCGGGAATGAAGCCGACGGACATCGCCAAGGAGCTCGGCGTGCATCACACGACGATATACCGCGAGCTGAAGCGATGCACCTATGAGCACCGAAACAGCGACTACACCACCGAAATCAGATACAACCCCGATGGTGCGCAGGCTCGATATGAGGCAAACCTCCGCGCCAAGGGCCCGGAGCTGAAGATCGGCAACGACTACGAGCTGGCCGACTACCTGATCGCCAAGATCCGCGACGAGAAGTACAGCCCGGAGGCCGCGATCGGTGAGGCTGAGGTCAAGGGCTGGCCCTTCAAGACCCACATCTGCGCGAGCACCGCCTACAACTACATCCGCGGCGAGATCTTCGGCGACGAGCTGACCGTCTCCATGCTGCCGCAACACGGCAAGCGCCACCAGCCAGAGCGCCCGGCCGGATCCATGCCCCGCAAGCCTGCCGGCCGGAGCATCGAGGATCGCCCCGAGCACATCAACGACCGCAGCACCTTCGGACACTGGGAGATGGACAGCGTCGAAAGCTGCCAAGGCGTCAGCAACACCTACATCGTGATGACCGAGCGGAAAACGCGCTGGGAGCTCATTATACCGTCGCCGGACAAGACGGCCGCCAGCGTCGTCGCTGCGATTGACGGGCTCGAGGCCAAGTACGGCGACCTGTTCCCGAAGGTATTCAGATCCATCACCTGCGACAATGGCTGCGAGTTTGCAGACGCCGCCGGGATCGAACGAAGCGCCAGCGGCAAGGGCACCCGCACCGAGGTCTACTACTGCCACCCCTACCGGCCGAGCGAGCGCGGATCCAATGAGAACCAGAACGGCCTCATACGTCGGCACCTGCCGAAGGGCACCGACCTGAGCACGGTCTCCTGCGAGGAGACCAAGCGGATCGAGGACTGGCTGAACAACTACCCCCGCAAAATGTTCGGTTATCTGTGCTCCGAGCAGCTTTTCCGGGAAGAAATCGCCCTCATTCTGGCCTCCTAAAAAATATTTTTGCTTTTTTGTGCATTTACTCTTGACAAACGGCTGCTCTAAATGTTAATTTTGTATGTCCACGCGCGTGAAGGTAAGTTTATCATCGATAACTTCCATCTTCACCGTGTCGCCTATTGTTATTTTGCCTGAAAGTATCTCCTCGCTCAGCGCGTCCTCCACCCGCTGCTGTATCGCGCGGCGCAGCGGGCGCGCGCCGTATTCGGGATCGAACCCTTCGCTGCTTATAAGCCGCGCCGCGTCGTCGGTAACTATCAGCTCTATGTTTCGTTCCTTCAGCCGCGCCGCAACGCTCTTCAGCATCAGCTTTGCTATGGCAAGCGTCTGCTCCTGCTCAAGCGGGGCAAACAAAACGATTTCATCCACCCTGTTCAAAAACTCCGGCTTGAATGTGCGCTTCAGCTCGTTCATCATGGTTTCGCGCGTGCGTTCGGCCTGCATGGCCTTTCTGTCCGCGCCGAAGCCGAGCACGCTTGCCTTGGCTGCGCTTTGCGCGCCGGCGTTGCTGGTCATTATTATTACCGTGTTTCTGAAATCCACGCTCCTGCCGCCCGAATCGGTCAGCCTGCCGTCCTCAAGCACCTGAAGCAGTATGTTGAAAACATCAGCATGCGCCTTTTCGATTTCGTCAAAAAGTATTACGCAGTACGGCTTGCGCCTTACGCGCTCGGTAAGCTGACCGCCTTCGCCGTATCCAACGTAGCCCGGCGGGGAGCCGATAAGCTTGCTTACGCTGTGCGGTTCCATATATTCGCTCATGTCCAGCCGTATCATTGCGGATTCGTCGCTGAACAGTGCCGATGAAAGCGCGCGGGCAAGCTCCGTTTTGCCAACGCCAGTGGGACCCAGGAATATGAAGGAACCTATCGGTCGGGAGGGGTCTTTGAGTCCTGCCCTTGCGCGGCGTATGGCGCGGGAGACTGCGCTTACCGCCTCGTCCTGGCCTATTATACGCTCGTGCAGGCGCTGCTCAAGGTGCAGCAGCTTGTCCGTTTCGCTCTGGCTAAGTTCGCTTACGGGTATGCCCGTCCATGCATTAACAACTTCTGCAATATCTTCCGCCGTAACGGTGCAGCGGTTATCCTCGCGCTCCTTTTCCCAGTCAGCTTTTATCGATTCCATGCTCGCACGCAGTTCCATCTCCTCGTCGCGCACGGCGGCGGCTGTTTCGTAATCCTGCCGGCTTACGGCTTCCTCTTTTTGCTTCAGCAGCGTTTCAAGCTTTGCCCTCAGCTTTTTCATGTCCGGCGGGGCGTTATATACCCTAAGCCTTACGCGGCTTGCGGCCTCGTCCATCAGATCTATCGCTTTATCGGGCAGAAATCTGTCGGATATATAACGCCAGCTCAGCTCTACTGCCGCATGCACGGCTTCGTCGGTTATGCGCGCCTTGTGATGCGATTCATAGCGTTCCCTAAGCCCAAGCAGTATCTCCTCGGCTTCTTCTTTGGATGGTTCGCCAACGGTTACGGGCTGGAATCGCCGCGCAAGCGCCGCGTCCTTTTCAATATGCTTGCGGTATTCGTCCAGGCTTGTTGCGCCTATTATCTGTATCTCACCGCGGGCGAGTGCGGGCTTTAGTATGTTCGCCGCATCTACGCTACCTTCGCTTGCACCCGCACCTACTATCGTGTGCAGTTCGTCTATGAACAGTATCGTATGCGCGTCCGCACGGAGTTCGGCTATGGCGTTGTTTATGCGTTCCTCAAATTCGCCGCGGTATTTTGTGCCGGCTATCATGCTGGCAAGGTCAAGCGTAACTATGCGCTTGTCCCTGAGCAGCTCCGGTATTTTGCCGGAGGCTATCTTTTGCGCAAGGCCTTCTATTATGGCGCTTTTACCTACGCCCGGGTCGCCTATCAGCACGGGGTTATTCTTCGTGCGGCGGGAAAGTATTTGTATAACGCGCTCTATTTCCTTTTCGCGCCCTATGAGCGGGTCAAGCTCTCCGTCCCGCGCAAGGCCGGTAAGGTCGCGTCCGTATTGATCCAGCACCGGCGTGCCGCTGCTTTCGTTGGTAACGCCAGCGCCTTGTGCGCCCTGTTCGCTTTGGCCGGAAAGGAAAGCCCTAAGCGTTGCTA